ATGAAGAGAAGGAACCGTTACATATCATCGAAATACAGTATGGTAAGAACTGTGTGGAGGAAGACATCGAAAGGAAATAGTTAAAGTTTTGTTACGTAAGAATTATTGTGAATATATAATTCGGAGGTGCACGGTGGCTGATAAACTTTGGAAGAAGGTAAAGAAAATGGATCTAGGTAACCCAGTGATCACGACTCTTGTGGGATTGGTAGTCTTTTATATTGGACTAAAAATGTTTTCAGGTGGTATGAAGTCCATGGGTAATATGGATCATCTGAGTTTGTTTATTCATAATCCTTACTGGATGTTCCTCGGCGGTATCGTAATGACTCTGCTTTGGCAATCATCCTCGCTTTCGACCACAGCTATCATAGCGCTCGTTGCATCAGGAGCAGTACCTCTACCTGCAGCGGTTGCAGCCGTACTTGGAGCGAACATAGGAACAACCGGCACCATTTGGTTAGCCGGTCTTTTAGTATCAGACGGTATGCCAAAGGGCGATACGTTGCGAATAGCAATGGCTCATACTGGAGTCAACCTTATGATGGCTATTACTTTACTTCCTTTCGTCCATCACATCGGAAGATTCTTATCCAGATTTGGTTGACATTCATACAAATAAATATTAGTATTAGATTATGGTTTAATCATGGAGGTGCGAGATGGCACGCAAGAAGGGTGGCAAGTCCAAAGGTTTTGTCAGTCAAGGCCAACGGCCTAATGTTTCTAAGTGGGCTCGTAATGCAGCCCGTCGGGAATACGTTTCAAACGATCTAGCAGTAGTGCTGAATAAGCAGGCTGCATTCGCGGCTGGTAAGAATGTTATGCTTACCGTTCCTAACCCTAATACGAATGAGACCAACAAGCGTTTTATTCGTATTAAGGCAAAGGATGTTTGGCCAAATCCAAATAAGAAGTTTATTATGAAGGGAACTACAAGTGCAGAAGTCTGATATCATTTCTATGCTAAAGACAAACGTATGCGATGTGCATTTTACTAAAGTGAACGGAGAAGAACGTCTGATGCGTTGTACTCTGAAAGAAGATCGTCTTCCTGCTTCCGTAAAGAGTCAACTACAGCAACAGGACGAGCGTCACGAACAACCTGCATTTAAAGATAATGTTGTTCCAGTTTGGGATCTTGAGAAAGAAGGATGGCGATCCTTTCGAGTTGACTCAGTCATTGGTGTACAAACGGTAATGCTATGAAGTTTACAGTTACTGGAATGGAAGATCCGTTCAGCGGAACGGTAGATGAAAACGGTGATGTAGTTGCTGCACGCGGTGGAACTGAAATGATGAAGGAGGGTCTTCTTGAAAGACTCGATCCTAATCTTGCTGATCAGTTTAACATCATATGTTCTCGTGTTCGAGATATCAGCGAGGACAAGAAGAATATTTTATGGCTGCATGATACATGGGACGATCCTGAGGCGCAGCATCTAAGAGAAGCAGACTCTCGTAGTAGATTTGATAAGTTGGTGTTCGTATCCAATTATCAGTTTCAGACATATCATATGGGTCATGGTATTCCGTATCATGAGTCGGTTGTACTAAAGAATGCAATCACTCCGATAGAAGAACATAAAAAAGATACCGATATCGTACGACTTATATATCATACAACTCCGCACCGTGGTCTCGAGTTACTCATACCGGTGTTCGAACATTTATGGGAACAAGGGTATCAGGATAAGATACATCTCGATGTGTTTTCTTCATTCAATATATATGGATGGCCACAGAGAGATGAACCGTATCAGGAACTCTTTCAAAGGTGTAAGGATCATCCTGGTATTACCTATCATGGATCGGTTGATAATAGCATTGTACGCGAGTATCTTAAGCAAGCTCATATATTTGCTTATCCAAATATCTGGCCTGAGACGTCTTGTATATCTCTACTGGAAGCAATGAGTGGAGGACTTGCTATCGTATGCCCTAACTATGCTGCACTGCCTGAGACGTCCGGTAACTTTGCGAATATGTATCAGTTCCACGAAGATCATAATACGCATGCGAATATATTTGCAAGTATACTTAAAGTCATTATAGATCAGTATGATGATGAACACCACAATGAAAAGTTACGTTTTCAAAAACTCTGGGTCGATGCATACTACTCCTGGGATGCTCGTATACCGGAATGGACTAGTTTATTAAAAGGACTTGCTGATGGCTAGACGACCAAGCTTATTAAAATCCGGTAAAAGAATACGTAAGGAACCAAGAGTCGCTCGATCTTTAGACGAAAAGTACATGGGATCAGAACCAACTTGGGAGGATCAGGATGAATTATCTGAAGAGGATCTACGCATACGAATAAGTACTGCCTACAACTGGTATAACTATTTCAATAACACGAAAGATAAAGCTAAACTTCTTTTCAATAATTATCCAAGAGATAAGAAAGAATTACGTATACTTAAAAGACTGCCAGAATGGAAAATAAATTCTACTACTGCGTATCTTGCAAGAATGCAGGCCTGTGGTTTAAAAATACCAGATGTCTCTCTGAAGTATCTCAATGACTCGTTAGATGAAATGCTTGAGGAAGCAAAGAAACTCACTAATGAAAAGAAAGAAGAGGCTAAAGAAAAGAAACCGGTCGTATCAGTTCAAGAGAGGATCAAGGAACAGATCTCAGAATATATTGGAGAGATCGAGGAAGAGATAGATAAATTTACTCTCAAGAAATACAAATCAGAATTTAAGATGTATGATTGGTTGCAGAAGAATGGTGTAAAGTCACAGCAATCAAATGCAATTGTATCATATTACAAACCCTTGTTAACAGAACTTCGAGAGCTGCAGGGTGGAATGGATCCACAACTCAACGAGGGTTACAGCCATATGAAGAAGGCTGAGGTCAAGAGGTTTGTAGAGTTCGTTGCGAGTATAATTGGAGACACTGAGACGTGGGGTTCTAATCAAAAGACAGTTCGCAAAACTCGTAAGAAAAAACCTATCTCAACAGAGAAGCAAATTAAGAATCTCAAGTTCGAACAAGAAAATAAAGAGTACAAGATTGTAAGCATTAATCCTGCTGACATTATAGGAGCTGACCAACTCTGGGTATTCAATACAAAGTATCGTATGCTTAAGAAGTTTCAAGCAATGGGTCCATCTGGTTTGTCAGTCAAGGGTACAACTCTACAGGGTTACAACCCCGATGAGTCTATTCAAAAGAAACTGAGAAAGCCGGATGAGATTTTACCACAGGTACTCAGTGGTGGAAAGCGAGTTATGAAAAAGCTTATGGGTGAGATAAATAGTAAAGAAAGTCCGATATCAAACGGTAGGATCAATGGTGATACTATCTTACTTAGAGTGCTAGCAAGATGACTGCTAATAATGTTCTTCAATTCCCAAATATTGGTGCAATGCCAAAGCCAAAGAATGAAGAAGAGCTAGGAGAAAGATTTCTCAAAAACAAAAAGACTTATGTCGATCATGTTGTAGATCATTATGGTACACAACTTATCAATAAGTTAGGAATGCATGGCTTTGATGTTTGGGAAGAAAACTTCGTTTTAAGATTCTCATTCTGTGTTGAAAGTTTACGCGCAACACTTTATGGAACTCTCGATCTCGATCATCCATTTCATGAAATTATCGAAGACTCTCTTGAGCTTCTTGATATTGATATTGAAGAATTTGATGACGAAGATCTATAATTTATTGACATTCTTATTCATATAAGTATAATAAATATAGGATAGAATGTAACTGAGAATTGATATGATACTCGTTGACTTAAATCAGGTTATGATATCAAACCTGATGATGCAAATAGGTGGCAAGAATATTCCTATCGAGGAAGATCTTGTTCGACATATGGTACTAAATTCTCTGCGTTTATACCGCAGAAAGTTTGGTGAAAAATACGGTGAGCTTGTTATTTGTTGCGATGACAAGAACTACTGGCGCCGTGATATCTTTCCGTACTATAAAGCACATCGTAAGAAAGATCGTGAGGAGTCAGGTCTTGATTGGCACACTATCTTTG